GGGAGGTGAGGCCAGGACTGCTGTTCAGTCCCCAGGGGAGGTACTGCGAGGATACAAACATGTCCCCAGGGGACGCTTCAACGATGGCGAAGGCGGAACCCTTGTCGAGGTTGCTCCGTATATCACGGATTCGGCCTTCAAGGGCACCAAGGCTATCGTCAACCCCGCCTACAAGAATGCGAAGTATACCTCCACGGTTATCTTCCATCCCAAGGCGATGGAGTGGCTCGTCCCGAACCCGAACCTCAAAGTCGGCAAGCTTGTCTATGATGCTCAGAACTATCGCGGAGATTTCCGCTGGATCAACGAGTATGATAAGCACTGCAACCCCGACAAGAATTCGGGCTACTGGCGTGCCAAGATGGCCTGCGCGGTGAAGCAAATCTTCCCTGAGTGGGGCTATTATATCATCCACCTCCGTTGCAGCCTTGCGAACGACCTCGTTCCTTGCGCGGCAGGAAGCGGATACGGCTATCTGGTTCCCTAATTAGTTAGTCTCCCTTCATCAAGGCTTGCCTTGGAGTAAAATCTAAGGCAAGCTCTATGAGGAGAGAATAACTATTATGAAACTAACTATACCTGAAGGATATACCCTGCCCGAAGACGTTGCCGATGGCGACACGTTTGAGGAGCTTGTTACGTTCCGTGTGGACGGCGATTCGCTGACTCCCACTATGTTGGCTGGCGTCGAAATTGCGGCGGAAGCCGAAGATGACGAAATGGACATGGAAGAGGAAGCCACCGCCGAAATGGAAGCTGGTGCTTCCCCGATGGCTGGAATGGGCGAGCGAATCATGGGCATGGCCTAGCCCAGAAGGGACCATAGACTATGGCCCTTCCAACACTAGATGCTACGTTTGCTTCGGCGGCTGATGTGCCCCGAAGGTATATGCTGGCCCAATGGCTGGTTAATGAGTTGGGTTCGGGATCCATCGCTGATTACATTACCCTCCCAGAACGCTATCTCTGGGCCAAGATCGCCGTAGCCGCAGGCGCACCGAAAGATGAGGCAGCGTATATCGGGATACCCAAACAATACGCTTGGAAGGATATCTATGATGCGGTTTCCTCGTCTTCAGATGGAACTATCGACTGGACTGAAAAACAAGCTTTGGGGCATATTGCCGCCGCTTATCGCGGAGACACAGGCACCCCAGAAAACCTAGCCACCTATATTGACTGGCCTTGGCGCTATCAAGTTGCTTCTATTATTATCGCAACTTCAATAGATAGCGATGTAGCGGCATTTATTGCAGCAAGTGGGGCCACAGACGTTGCAGGATTGGATGCTTTTGTTAGAGGTATAAAAGATTTGGGTCTATGGGATTCCATGGTTGCTTGGCCTCTTCGGAGCAGCCAAAACGCAGGCACAGGAACCACGGCTTACAGTTTTGGCGGCTTGGGAGGATATAACGGAACTCTTGTTAACGGCCCAATCTGGACGGATGATGGAGTTAACTTCTTAACAGGAGATACAACATCAAAAATAACTACAGGTTTTACGGCCACCCAACCATTTAGCTTTTATGGTTGCATGCATTTTGCTTCTAATGTTTATTCTGGCGGGGTTCTAATTGGCGCTGGACCTACTGTCTCCGTTAGCAATGCTTTTGCTACAGGAGCCAATAAAGTCGTAATGTATGCTGGTGCATCACTTGCTTCTTCAAATACTTATACACCATCGGTAAAATGTTTTATTCAGGGTTATTTTAACGGAGCATCTTCTTCATTGTCGCTTGATGGAATAACTGTAACTGGAAATGCTGGATCTAATGCTTTTAACAATTTGACAATTGGAAACACTACAACGCAAGCAAATAAAAATTACGAAATCGCATTTCTTATGATTGTGCCAAATCAAAATGTGAATGCCAGTGTTAGCGATTTATACAAGAATACATTGGGGGTTGGTCTTGGACTGCCATGAGCTTTGAACTTTCAGAACGTATCATTGCCGTTTCCTCCGAAGCTGTAGATGCGATGTTTCCACAGCTTCTCGCGCAATACGGAGAAGATCTTCCCGATGGTAATCGAAAAATACGAACCATTGGGGGCCATTGGGATGATGGGGCTAAAACCCGTATTCGCGCAGCATCACTCACTGATGGAACGATTACGGGACAATCGCTCACCAATGGCAAGTTGGCTTTTTATTGCTTGTGGCAATCTGACTTGGCAAAAGATTTTGATGACGGTAAAATTGCTGGCGTGGAACAACTTACACAAGAACAATTGATCGCATTAACCCCGAACCCTGAAGTAGCACTATGAGTATCGAAACTGTGAGAAATGAACGTGGGGTAAAACTCACCATGAGCGAGTTGATTGCGGGGATTGCCCTGATGGTAACTTTATTTTCGGCCCTTAATGGGTGGGTGGTCTTGCCAGAGCAAATGCGAACCATACAAGCCAACGATGCCAAGCAGGATGCGAAGATTGAGGTCATCCAAAAGGAGGCCCAAGCCCGTAACGAAACCCTAGCTAGGATTGATGAGCGCACAAAAAGGATCGAAGAATACTTGCAATCCAAGGGCTTCTAATTTAGTTTTAGATATATGAAATCATTCTTTGCCAAAATCTGGGGTATCACCACCAATGTGTTCAACTTCTTCCTCCCCGTGCTTCGGGAAATCGCCGCCTCTTCGGTTGCGGTTCTTCTGCCGATTGCCTTGGAGATTGTCCGCTCGCTGGCCGATACCGATAAAACGGGAGCCGAAAAGCGGGAGGCCGCAGTCAAAAAACTCACCACCGCCGCCAAGAAACAAGGCGTGGCAGCTTCAGAGTCTCTGATTCGTTTTACCATTGAATCCGCTGTCCAACGCTACAAATTGGAACAATGAAAGACAAAATCCTCGCATTTCTGGTCAGCAAGCTTGGCGGTGTTATCACCCCATTAATCGCCATGGGTGTTGCAGCGGTAGTTTCTCGCCTAGCCATGATTGATCCCAAATTGGCCGAATCTGTCGATCAAGTCAGTCTTACGGGCTTTATTGTGGCTTTGATTATCTCGATTGTTAACTACGTCACCAACGAAGTTCAAGTCAAAGGAGTCAAACAGATTCAAGCTTTGGTTAATACCGATGTTGATGGCGTGGCTGGACCGCTTACCTACACTGAGGTTCGTAGGGCCATCAAGGTTCCCAAAATGACAAAGCCTGTCCGCCGCAAAAAGAAGTGAAACTATCCCATGAAACCCTCAAAGCCATACTCGTCAAAAGCCCGCCCCCAGAAGATCGCAGAAGTTTCCTTGTCCGTTTACTCAGTTCCCTCAAAGTCGGAATCAAAATCAAGCGGAGCCATGATGGAAAAACTTCCTACCACTGGAGAGTCGGAGGTGGAGCGGATTTCTAGGAATTGGGATATTGGGCGGCGAGTTTGCAAATGGTGGTAAAACGATGGGATCGACTCATGTGGCAGTCAATCCTGAAACTACTTGGGCTAGGGTCAAAAAGTGGCCCAGCGCCGTCCTTGCCGAGTTCGCCATCCGCATCCAAGCCGAACTCCACGAAAGAGCCTCCCACAGAAAAGAAGACGTATCGGGAAACAAGGGTGGTAACCCCGAACAAAAGCTCAAAAAGTATAAAGCCTCTAGCCATCGTCCTCCATCACAGCGGAGGAAGCTATCTGGGCGGGGTAAGCTGGATTAGGAATCCCAAAAGCAGGGTCTCCTACCATTGCCTGATCGCCAGAGATGGTCGCAGGACGGTCTTTGGAGATGACACCAGTAGGATGTGGCATGCGGGAGTTAGCAGCTACAAAGGCAAGAAGGACGCCAATAGCTGGTCAATCGGAGTCAGTTTTGAGGGGGATAGCTATGAGCAACCCTTGAGTGAGGACATGATTGCCAGCGCCATTGAATACATCAAGCCCCGCATGGAAAAATGGGGAATCGGGCTGGACATGGTGCTGGATCATCGTATCATTTCTGCACCAAGAAAGAACGACCTCAATCCCGAAGAGTATCGCAAATTTATTACCAGACTTAAAAAAGAAGTAAAATGAGCAAGCCGTTGAAGCCCAAGAAGAAAAGCTATCCGAAGAAGCCCGAAATCACATCCTGCTATTACTGTGGGTCAAATAAAATTGAACAAGTTCCAATCTCGCATGTCGGAGTTATTCGGATATGCAAGAACTGCAAAGAACAACTGGACTAAGTCTATGGCCTCTCACGACAAGAGACTCCAAGAGGTGTTGGACAAGCTTGCCAAAGAACTTGTGGAATACTTTGATTCGGGGTTTGTCGTTGCCACCTTCCAAGACGGCGGGGAAACCAAAAACGCTTTTCTCAAATTCGGTAATGACTACGCTATCGAAGGAATTGTCTCCAACATCCATGACATCCTCTACGGACAAGACGAAGACGAAGACGACGATCTGGATGACGGAGACCTTAAAAAAGTAATCAAGGACTCTTGATATGGCTAATGGAACTTTATCCTTCACCCTTCCAGAAGAGCGACAAGAGTTTGAAGATGCTTGTAAAGCAGGCGATTTTCGTAGTGTTCTTAGTTATCTTGATAGCGAGCTTCGCTCTCATCTTAAGCATGATACTCATCCTGAGTGGGATGGGCGCACTGTTGAAGAGATTAGGAAAATTCTTTGGGATCTAGTTGCCGACTACGGCATCCAGATCGATTAACAACAAACAACCTACACACACCTATGACTACAGCATATATCTGTGGCCCGATGCGGGGCTATCCAAAACTAAATCACGATGCCTTTTTTGAGGCCGAAGAAGAATTAATCAAAACTGGAAGAAAGGTAATCAATCCTGCCAGAATGGATTTAGAGCTTGGATTAGACCCCTACAATTCCCAGATGGATGCGAAGTTTATTGAGGAAGCCGCCAAGCGTGATATTAACGCAGTTTTTGAGTGCGACGAAATTGTTGCTCTTTGCAATTGGGAAAAATCCAAGGGGGCCAGAGCGGAAGTTGCTGTGGCCCAATGGCTTGGAAAAACCTTGCGTCTCTATCCATCTTTGATTAGATTGGACAAAGAAGATGTGTGCGATATTGCCAAACGTCTTACTTCCTATGATCGGCAAACAGACTACGGAAGTCCGATTGAAGACTTTACCAAACAGGCCAAGATGTGGGGAGCCATCCTTGGAGTCAATGTAACCCCGCAACAAATTGCTATGTGCATGATTGCCGTGAAACTCAGCCGTCTTACCAACTCACCCCGTCATCGGGATAGTGTGGTGGACATCGTCGGCTATGCGCGGTGTTTAGATCTCTGCAACCAAGCAACCTCTCTATGAGCAAAAAAATAGCAGTCCTTTCGGATTTCCATTGCGGCCACAAGGTCGGACTGACCCCGAAAGGCTATCTACCCGAAGAACCAGCAAACGAACGTGCAAGGTGGGTTCACGCCAACCAAGCCTATTACAACTGGTACAAGAAAAACATCCACCTCCACGGCCCCTACGATATTATTTTCCTTAACGGAGACCTCGTAGACGGCACGGGCAAGAAGTCGGGAGGAACCGAACAGATCACCACCGACATGGAAGAGCAGTGTGATATGGCGGTCAAGATCATCCGTGAAATCCCGAAAACCAAAAACTGTTCCATCGTCATTACCCGTGGGACGCCCTACCATACAGGGGATTCGGAGGACTGGGAAAACATTATCGCAGATAGGGTGGGGGCGGCTATTGGAGAACATGAATGGGTAGACGTAGAAGGGGTCGTATTTGACCTTAAACACCACCCAGCAGGCTCCAGCGGCATTCCCCATGGTCGCCATAGCGGAGTGGCCAGAGATCGTCTCTGGAACCTCATCTGGGCCGAAAAAGAGCTACAGCCCAAGGGGGATGTATTTATCCGCTCCCATGTCCATTACCACAACTTCGCAGGAGGACCAGACTGGCTGGCCATGACCACCCCAGCCTTACAGGGATTTGGTAGCCGCTACGGAGCCAGACGCTGCACGGGCATTGTGGACTTCGGGTTTATCACCTTCACCGTCAACAAAGGAACATACACATGGCAACCCATCATAGCAAAACTGGAAGAGCAAAAAGCCCCCATGATAAAATTGTAGTCCCGTCATGGGATAGTGTCTGGGATTCCCTAAACGAAGATCGCGGAAAATCAACCATCGAATCCATGAACGCCGATGGATGGAAAACTGTTGTGCAGGCGGCAGAATCAACGGGACTCTCCCGTCCTCGCGTTAATCATATGGCCCATGAAGGAAAATTGGAGTGGACCAAAAAGCGCGTGTATTCTGGTGGAAAGACCCGCGAAATGATGTTTGTCAGGCCGAAGGTTTAAGCCTGATCGGCCCGATCACAGCATCCTGACAATCGTTTGCGATTGGATGGATGGGCGCGTTCCGAAGATGCGTCGAAAGCAGCCTTGGCTTCTGGCGTGTTGTCTCCGCGCTTGATGCAATCCAAACAATTTCCCAGCCAAGGCCGACCC